CTATTTAACATACTTGACTGTTAAACTTATAATTTTACCAATTATTTCAATGTCTTCAATCTTGCATTCGAAGGCTCTGTTTCCACCCTCGACGAAGATTCTTCCACCGGGTAAACGAGTAATGTCACGGATCGTTATTTCGCCATCAATACTTATTACCCATTTACCATCACGTATATCATCAAATTCTTTATCACAAATAAATTCAGAATTGTTATCTGTGATGACAAAAGGTTTTTTAAACGTAGAGGGTAGAAATCCCTTATCAAAAATATAAAAACCGTCTTTCTGCAATGCTCCATCAGACAATAAATATTTTTCTACTTCTATAGTATTTGTATTTGCTGATGCTTGCTTTGAACCATGCCCTGTTGTTAGCCAATTAAGCGAGGTGCCCGTTTCAAGGGCGCACTGGATTACCCAATCTGCTGGAAAAATATCACGCATATAGCGCGTTGCCATGGTGCTCTTAGAAACACCTAAATGATCACAGAGAGCCTGACGGGTACCGAACCCATATGCTTCAACTAAACGTTCTATGGCTTTCTTACCGCCGCTATTGAAATCCACAAGTCCTCCAAAGAAATCCAAAATTCGTTGACAGATTCCAAAAGCGATCTTAAAGTTGAGCCAGAAGTGTTCTTTTGGAGCCTTCACTACTAATCACGACAAACAACGGCTCGCCACAAGCCATATCTAGAAGGAATGTTGCCTTATGACACCTAACATTTCAATTACTCTGAATACACCACATGTCACAATCGAACGTTATAGCGAACTGACAGGCCTTTCTATTGATACGATTAACGACATGTTGGCTGATGGCCGACTACCTCGTCATCATCTTCGTAAAGACAAAAAACGTGAAAAGGTAATGATTAACCTGGCTGCTCTGACTGTTGATGCTTTGTCTGCTTAATAGACGTCTATTTTCGCAATAAGACGCTGAGTTCGATTTTGCGATAAGTTCGGAGTTGAAAACCATGTTTGATTACCAAGTTTCCAAACATCCACATTTTGATGAAGCCTGTCGTGCATTCGCACTGCGCCACAATCTGGTGCAACTGGCAGAACGTGCTGGCATGAATGTGCAGATTCTGCGGAACAAGCTGAACCCATCTCAACCTCATTTATTAACTGAACCGCCCCGGGTTTCCTGGAGAGTGTTTTATCTGTGAACTCAGGCTGCCAGATCATCGTTTCCGATGGAAGCATAATAAGCTTTTTCTGCTTCTGCCGGAGGAGTATGGCCCAGCCTTTCCAGCAATCGTCGATTGTTATACCAGTCCACCCACGTGAGTGTGGCCAGTTCCACTTCTGCACGGTTTTTCCAGCTCTTACGGTGTATTACCTCCGCTTTGTAAAGACCATTGATGCTCTCCGCCATCGCGTTGTCATACGAGTCGCCTGTACTTCCTGTTGATGCCAGTAATCCGGCTTCCTTAAGCCGCTGTGTGTAGGCCAGCGATACATACTGAGAACCTTTATCACTGTGATGGACCGTGCCGGACGGTCGACGGGCCCATAACGCCTGCTCCAGTGCATCCAGCACGAATGTCGTTTCCATGGACGATGAGACCCGCCACCCCACGATGTATCCGGCAAACACATCAATGATGAACGCCACATAGACGAAGCCCCGCCATGTGCTGACGTAAGTAAAATCAGCCACCCACAGCTGGTCAGGTCGTTCTGCCACGAACTGACGGTTTACGCGGTCGCCTGCGGCAACGGCTTTCCGGCTGATGGTCGTACGGACCTTTTTACCCCGGAGAACACCGGCAAGTCCCATAACCGCCATGAGACGTGCCACAGTGCATCTGGCCACTCTGATACCTTCCCGTAACAACTGACGCCAGACTTTACGCACACCGTATACCTTGTGATTTTCATCGTATACGCGCTGTATCTCTTTCTTCAGCCAGTCATCGCGCTGCGCACGGGCACTGCGTTTATCCGGATGATGTCGCTGTTGCTGACAGTGGTAATACGTTGACGGGGCAATATGCAGTTCGCTGCATAGCGGTCCGACCCCGTACTGCTCACGCAGCTTATCCAGCAGTGGCATCATTTTTTCCAGAGGCGGTCGAACTCCGCCTTCGCAAAATAAGCGGAAGCCTGGCGAAGGATATCGTTACTGCGGCGCAGTTCACGATTTTCACGTTCCAGCTCTTTCAGACGCTGACGTTCAGCGGTGGTGAGCCCTCCATCACCGCCCCCGGTATCCCGCTCATGCTGGCGAACCCAGACACGCAGAGTCTCCGGCGTACAGCCAATCTTTGGAGCAATGGAACAAATTGTCGCCCATTGTGAGTCATATTCGCTCTGACTTTCCAGAACCATACGGACTGCCCGTTGACGGACTTCGGGGGAAAAACGAGTATTTTTAGTCATCCTGTTTACCTCTTTCTCAGGAAGTTTAGTCTCCAGGATTCCCGGGGCGGTTCATATTACTGATCCATTTTTTGCTTTTTATCTAAAATGGCGATAAAGGTTCTGGCTGCCAAACTGGCAGCCTTAAAGCTAATTTGAATGAAGTTTATATTCTTCGAACTGTATCACTTTTTCTTTTAACCAAACATTTAACTCTTCAAATCTTTTTTGCAATGGTATTAGTTCATTGCGTACAAATACATTACTTGCCTTCTCCACATCCCCAAACCCCCCAACATTATTTGGCATTATCCCCATCATCTGTGGCGGCACGCGGTGTGCTGCCATCATGTCATCGCGACTAACATTTTTGATATTCAGAAATTCATCCTTCGCTGCGACTTCTGACAACGGGATAATCTGAAGTCCGTCTTTTTTACCATTAGGCGAGTACATAAACAGATTGCGGAAGTTACCCGGACCTTTGGCGCTTTTCATTGCGTTGCGGAGGTTGTTCACATCCTCCTGGTTCTGCGCGGCATCGGTCATGTACATGATGAAGCCGGCATGACTGCCGTTAATGTAATACTTGCGGCGGAACAGCGTGGCGGACTCGTTGAGCAAAGCGGATGGGATGGCAGAAAGATAGCCGGGCAGGCCGTAGATCTCCTGGTTGATGTCCGGTTCCATCAGCTGAAAAATGCTGCCTTTCGTGAACTGATACGGCTGGGTTGTCATACCGTATTGCACAAACCAGTAGGTATCCAGGTCTAACCCGCGTCGGGTGTATTTTGCCAGCGCAGGCTCAAGGGCGATAACTTCACCGAATCGGTTCGTGCGTTTCTCCAGGTAGGCGTTACCAAATACCAGATAGTCCTGTACAAAACGCGAAAAAGCCTGTTGGCTGAGCAGCGGATGAGGGATATAGGTACTGGTCAGAATGTTGCACTTTACTGCAATCGGGGAACTGTGATGCACGGCAGCCCGGAAGGTGCGCGCCAGTCCGTCAAAACTTACGGGTGGCTCGTACCAACACTCCATCTGTACGCATTCCACATAGTCCAGCAGTTCGCGGCGGTCCAGAACAGGAACGGGATCACCGAAGCTGAATGCTTCGGCTGAAGTCTGGCTTTTATGCTGGATCTGTTTCGTCGACGCAGCGCGGTTCTTCTTACTCTTTCCCATCAAAAAATCTCCACAATATTGCTGGTATTGGCGGACTCGCCCTGCAGCGGTTCGTTAAACAGTGCGTGCATTGTTGCCCAGGCCAGATCGGCATGGCTGGCTTCTTCGCTGCGGCTGGCTTCATAGGTCGGGCGGTTGCCACTGGCAGTGGTAGCGCGACGGATTGCCATAAATGACTGCGCAATGTCGGTGTGCCCGGCGTCAAACTCCAGACGGCGGTGGCTGATAATGTCGTAGGCCTTGAGTACCAGGGCGTTTTTAACATTGGGGTTGTAGACAAACTCCCGGACGGCAGGAAAGAACGCTTTCACGTTCTCATAAACCCCGTGACCAACGCCGGTTGAGTCGATACCGATATAGGTCACGTTGTACTGTTCGGTCAGTTTTTTGATGGCGTCAGCCTGGGCGCGGAAGTCCATCCCGCGCCACTGGTGACGCTCAAGAATGCGGAACTTACCACCAGGCACGGCTGGCGGTGCCACCACCACGCATCCGGCGCTGTCGCCGTTTTGCGTACCTTTTGCCGGGTCATAACCGATCCACACTTCGCGCCAGCCAAACGGGCGCAGAGCCAGTGCATGAAAGTCGGTCCAGACTTCCCAGCTGTCCACCATGCACGCCTGCAGCTCGCTGAGCGGAAATACGGACGCGAGATCGTCCACAAACTCGCACATCAGCAGGTTCTGGTATTCGTCCGGGCTGTACTCCATGCGCAACTGGTCAAGGTCGAACAGGTTACAGCCGCCGCGCACCGCATCTTCCACGGTGACTATCTGGCGGTATTGCCCGTCTGCGCACAGCAGGCCGGGGGCCAGATTGCTGTGGGACAGGTCGATGTCCACCTTGTCGGCCTTGTTGCGCCCACGGTTGAACAGCGCACCGGACCAGAACGGATAAGCACTGTGTGTCAGGCTGGATGGCGTGGAAAAATAGGTTTGTCGCCATTTTTTGTGAATAGCCATACCGGAAGCCACTTTGCGCAGCTCCTGGAATTTCGGTATCCAGAAATATTCATCCAGATACAGGTTGCCGTGATAACTCTGGGCCGTGCGGGCATTGGTGCCGAGGAAGTAAAGCGTGGCCCCGTTAGGAAGCACCATCGGATCGCCTTTCAACTCCACCCCCACTTCTTTGGCGAAGTCGATGATGTACTGCTTAAAGACGTGGGCCTGTGCCTTGCTGGCGGAAAGGAAAATCTGGTTACGTCCGGTAAGCAGGGCGTCAATCAGGGCTTCACGGGCAAAGTAAAAGGTCGCGCCGATCTGGCGTGACTTCAGCAGGTTGCGGATGCGGTTGGTTTTTCCGGCTTCCCACCAGTGGCGCTGGTAGTTGAACATGGAGGAATGGAAGATTTCTTCCAGCTTCTCAATCTGCTCATCGGTGAAAACATTCTTTTCCGGCTGACGGCGTGGGCCTTTATTGCGGTTGGCGACGTTAGGGTTTAAGTCGGCTTCGTTGCCGCCATTGTTAAACTTGCCGATCCGCGCGTGGCGCTCCGACTGGCGCGCCAGCAGGTCAATCTCTTTGAAATCTTTCCCTTCTTTGTGCTCCTTCATGATGAGCTGGCAGTAGCGTGCGGCGGTGGTGAGCTGCATCTGATCCAGCGGCCCATAGTCACCCCACTTGTCGCGTTTTTTCCAGCTGTGAACGGTTGCAACTTTCTCGCCCAGCATTTCAGCAATGCGGGCTACGCGGTATCCCTGAAAGTACAGCAGCATGGCCTGCCGACGGGGATCGAGATCTGCGGGTGTCAGTGTGGTGTTCATGGCACAAACCTACAACCTTGAATGAAGGCTTTCCCCGCCTGCGGTTTGTGTGGTTGTCGGTACAAATACCGCGCATTGTTTCACTGCCCCCATCACCGCAACCATAAGGCTCCAGTAAGTTTTTTCTAACGGAGCACGGCTCATGACAGTGAAAGCAAAGCGTTTTCGCATCGGGGTGGAAGGTGCCACCACCGACGGACGCGAAATCCAGCGTGAATGGCTGGAACAGATGGCAGCCAGCTACAACCCGGCGGTGTATACCGCGCTGATTAACCTTGAGCACATCAAGTCTTATCTGCCGGACAGCACCTTTAACCGCTACGGCAAGGTGACGGCGCTGTTTGCTGAAGAAATCAAGGAAGGTCCGCTGGCAGGCAAGATGGCGCTGTATGCCGACGTTGAGCCAACGGAGTCCCTGGTGGAACTGGTGAAAAAAGGCCAGAAATTATTCACATCTATGGAAGTTAGCCCGAAGTTCGCTGATACGGGCAAAGCCTACCTGGTCGGCCTGGCTGCCACTGATGACCCTGCCAGTCTGGGCACTGAAATGCTGACATTCAGCGCCAGTGCAGCCCATAACCCGCTGGCAAACCGCAAGCAGAATCCCGCCAATCTTTTTACCGCTGCAGAGGAAACGGTGATCGAACTGGAAGAAATCCAGGATGACAAACCGTCCCTGTTTGCCCGTGTCACGGCGCTGTTCACCAAAAAAGAGCAGTCCGATGACGCCCGGTTCTCTGATGTGCATAAGGCCGTGGAACTGGTCGCCACTGAGCAGCAGAACCTGAGTGCGCGCACCGAAAAATCCCTGTCTGAGCAGGAAGAACGCCTGTCTGAGCTGGAGACTGCCCTGCAGGCACAGCAGACCGCCTTTAACGAACTGGTGGACAAGCTGAGCCATGAAGACAGCCGCCAGGACTACCGCCAGCGTGCAACAGGCGGTAACGCCCCCGCTGACACTCTGACCAATTGCTGATGGAGCACAAAACCTGATGAAGAAGAATACCCGCTTTGCTTTTAACGCTTATCTGCAGCAACTGGCGCGTCTGAACGGTGTGGCAGTTGAAGAACTGTCCAGCAAGTTCACCGTAGAGCCGTCCGTGCAGCAGACATTGGAAGACCAGATCCAGCAGTCCGCCGCTTTCCTGACGCTGATTAACGTCACGCCAGTGACTGAGCAGTCCGGTCAGCTGCTGGGGTTGGGAGTTGGCAGCACCATTGCCGGAACCACTGATACCACCGCGAAAGAGCGTGAACCTGTCGATCCGACGCTGATGGTCGATGTGGAATATAAATGCGAGCAGACCAACTTTGACACGGTACTGACCTACGCGAAGCTGGACCTGTGGGCGAAGTTTCAGGATTTCCAGGTGCGTATCCGTGACGCCATCGTGAAACGTCAGGCACTGGACCGCATCATGATCGGCTTTAACGGCGTGAAGCGTGCGAAAACCTCCAACCGTAGTGAAAACCCGCTGCTGCAGGATGTGAACAAAGGCTGGCTGCAGAAAATCCGTGAGGATGCACCGGATCACGTTATGGGCAGCACCACCACGGGCGGTGAAACCACACCGGGCGCGGTGAAAGTCGGTAAAGGTGGCGAATATGCCAACCTGGACGCTGTGGTGATGGATGCCGTCAATGAGCTTATCGACGTGGTCTACCAGGACGATGACGATCTGGTGGTGATTTGCGGTCGTGAACTGCTGTCTGACAAGTATTTCCCGCTGGTCAACAAAGAGCAGGAAAACAGTGAAAAACTGGCTGCCGATATGATCATCAGTCAGAAACGCATGGGTGGCCTGCAGGCCGTGCGTGCGCCGTTCTTCCCGCCGAATGCACTGCTGATCACCCGTCTGGATAACCTGTCCATTTACTGGCAGGAAGACACCCGCCGCCGTTCAGTTATCGACAACCCGAAACGTGACCGGATTGAAAACTTTGAATCCGTTAACGAAGCCTATGTGGTTGAGGACTACCGCTGCGCTGCACTGGTGGAAAACATCCAGATTGGCGATTTTAGCGCCGCCGCAGCAGAAACCGGAGCGTAATTCATGAGCCTGAGTCCCGCACGGCAGCATCGCCTGCGCGTTCAGGCTGAACAGGCCGCCCGTGAGGGCGGCAGCGTTCGCCACGCGTCGGGCTATGACCTGATGCTGCTGCAACTGGCGGAAGATCGCCGCCGTCTCAAGGGCGTTCAGTCCACGGTCAAAAAAGCGGAAATCAAGGTGGAGCTGCTGCCGAAATACGCCGCCTGGGCAGAGGGTGTTCTGGCTGCCGGAGGCGCTCAACAGGATGACGTGCTGATGTACGTGATGCTGTGGCGCATTGATGCCGGAGATTATGCCGGGGCGCTGGAGATCGGGCGTCATGCCCTGCGTCATGGCTGGGTGATGCCGCTGGGTAACCGCAATGTGCAAACCGTGCTGGCAGAGGAAATGGCAGACGCGGCACAGAGCGCAATGCTTGCCACTACCGGCTTTGATGTCGATCTGTTGCTGCAGACGCTGGAGCTGACAGACGGTCTGGACATGCCGGACCAGTCACGGGCGCGTCTGCATAAAGCGATTGGCGCTGTCCTGAGTGAAAGTAATCCGGCTTCCGCCCTTAATCATCTCAACCATGCGTTACAGCTCGATCCCCGCTGTGGCGTGAAAAAAGACAAACAGCAGCTGGAGCGCAGACTGCGCAATGACAGCCGCTGACAGAACGTGCCCCCGCGCACGGGCGGCACGGGGTGGCGAAAGGCACTGCCACATCAAAACCCCGTCCACCGCCCTCTATCTCAGGAGAAAGCAGCATGAAGTTTGTTGCGCCAGAACAGGCACCGGAACAGGCGGAAATCATCAGGAATACGCCGTTCTGGCCTGATGTGGATCTGTCGGAGTTCCGCAGTGTGATGCGCACTGACGGTACGGTGACGCAGCCGCGTTTAAAGCAGGTTGCGCTGTCGGCAATTTCGGAGGTCAACGCAGAGCTGTATGAGTTTCGCAGATGCCAGCAGATGCTGGGGTATGCCTCGCTGGCAGAGGTTCCGGCGGAACAGCTGGACGGCAAAAGTGAGCGCATTCAGCACTATTTCAACGCGGTTTACTGCTGGGCACGCGCCATGCTCAACGAACGTTACCAGGACTATGACGCCACGGCATCCGGTGTGAAGCGGGGCGAGGAACTGGCGGAAGCCAGCGGTGATTTATGGCGTGACGCCCGCTGGGCCATCAGCCGGGTACAGGACGCGCCGCACTGCACAGTGGAGCTTATCTGATGAAAGTGCGTGCGCATCAGTATGACACGGTGGACGCGCTTTGCTGGCGTCATTACGGGCGCACGCAGGGTGTCACGGAGCAGGTACTGAAGGCAAATCCGGGGCTTGCCGAATATGGCCCCTTTTTACCTCACGGGCTGCAGGTGGAGCTGCCGGACATTCCGACAACCACCACCGTGCAGACCGTCCAGCTATGGGACTGAATTATGACGCTTGAGCGAATCAGCGCCTTTATCACGTACTGCATCGCCGTTGTGCTGGTCTGGCTGGGCGATTTGTCCATCAAGGATGCCTCAACGCTGGGCGGCCTGATGATTGGTGTGCTGATGCTGGCTATCAACTGGTACTACAAACACAAAGCCTACCAGCTTCTGCGCGACGGGCAGATCTCGCGGGAGGACTATGAATCCATCAATCGTTAAACGCTGCCTTGTCGGGACCGTGCTGGCTATTGCTGCCACGCTGCCGGGTTTTCAGCAGCTTCACACCTCCGTGGAGGGACTGAAACTGATTGCCGATTACGAAGGCTGTCGTCTGCAGCCCTATCAGTGCAGCGCGGGTGTATGGACTGACGGCATTGGTAATACGTCGGGCGTCATTCCCGGCAAAACCATTACGGAACGACAGGCAGCAGAAGGGCTTATCTCCAACGTGCTGCGTGTGGAGCGGGCGCTGGAAAGATGTGTGAAGCAACAGCCGCCACAAAAGGTGTATGACTCGGTGGTGTCGTTTGCCTTCAACGTGGGGACAGGCAATGCCTGCAGCTCCACGCTGGTGAAATTGCTCAATCAGCGGCGCTGGGCGGATGCGTGCCGACAGTTGCCGCGCTGGGTTTATGTAAAAGGTGTGTTTAATCAGGGGCTGGATAACCGCCGTGCGCGGGAGATGGCCTGGTGTTTACAGGGAGCAAACTGAAATGAAAAAGAAATTAATCAGCGGACTGTTTCTGATGTTATGGATGGCGCTGTTAATCGCAGCAATGGTGTATCCGCAGGGGATCTTTCCGGTACTGGCAGCGTCCGGCGTTTGGGTAGCCTGTTTGCTGACATGGGCGGTAATTCCGGTAGCACTGGCTGCGTTAATTCAGAATGGCCCGCTCTGGCAGGAGTTAAGGGCATCTTTGCTGAAGACAATTACCCGAAAAGAAAACGTATTTATCAGTTGGGTGATGCGATTGCTGATTGTTGTAAGTCTCGCATGGACGGGGTGGGCTATTACCCTGGTCTTTTATCTACTGACCGTTATTGCCTTCTGGATCACCCGTAATCAGATGGCGCAACAGGTAGCAGCATGAACCGGTTGCTGCTGGTTGTGCTGGCGTTATTACTAGCGGCGCTGGGCTGGCAGACGTGGCGGCTGGCTGATGCCAGCCAGACCATCAGCACGCAGGCAAACGAGCTGCAGAGCAAAAGCCAGGCACTGGCAAAGAGCAACAGCCAGCTTATCAGCCTGTCCATTCTGACTGAAACCAATAACCGGGAGCAGGCGCGGCTCTATGCCGAAGCAGAACAGACCAGCGCACAGCTGAGACAACGACAACGCCGGATCGAGGAACTGAAACGTGAGAACGAGGATTTACGCCACTGGGCTGATACTCCTTTGCCTGCTGACATTATCCGGCTGCGGGAACGTCCGGCACTCACCGGAGGTGCAGCTTACCGTCAGTGGTTGTCCGCGAGTGACGCCGTGTCGGCTGGAGCAGGCAGCACCGCGCACTAACGGTGATCTGAATGCGTTGCTGGATGAAACGGAGGCCGCCTGGGCGGTCTGTGCAGACAAAGTGGACATGATTATTGCGTGTCAGGAGCGAAACAGTGAACAAACCACAATCCCTGCGCCACGCCCTCAATAAAGCGGTGCCTTATGTCCGCAATAACCCGGACAAACTGCATCTGTTTGTGGATAACGGTTCGCTGGTTGCCACGGGGGCCAGCTCCATGTCATGGGAGTACCGCTACACCCTGAACGTGGTGATTGAGGATTTCAGCGGCGACCAGAATCTGCTGATGGCCCCGGTTTTGCTGTGGCTGCGTGATAACCAGCCCGATGCCATCAATAACCCGGCGTTACGGGAAAAGCTATTCACCTTTGAGGTGGATATTCTGCGCAACGATGTCTGTGATATCAGCCTCAACCATAACCCGGCGTTACGGGAAAAGCTATTCACCTTTGAGGTGGATATTCTGCGCAACGATGTCTGTGATATCAGCCTCAACCTGCAACTGACGGAGCGTGTGCTGGTCAGCACTGACGGCAGTGTGTCGAGCGTTGAAGCTATAGCGGAACCTGATGAACCTGAAGAAATGTGGACGGTGAAACGTGGCTGAACTGCAGAAAGTGGACGACTGGCTGAGTGCCTTGCTGGCGAATCTGGAGCCAGCCGCAAGAAGCCGCATGATGCGCCAGCTGGCGCAGGAACTACGCCGGACACAGCAGCAAAATATCAGAATGCAGCGCAATCCAGATGGCAGCAGTTATGAACCGCGACGGGTAACAGCACGCAGTAAAAAAGGCCGTATCAAACGTCAGATGTTTGCAAAGCTGCGCACCACAAAATACCTGAAAACTTCCGCCAGCGCCGACTCTGCCAGCGTGCAGTTTGAAGGCAAGGTGCAGCGCATTGCCCGCGTTCACCATTACGGCCTGCGAGATCGCGTCAGTCGTAAGGGACCGGAGGTGCGTTACGCAGAGCGTCGCCTTCTGGGTGTAAATGATGATGTTGAGGCAATGACCCGCGACATGATTCTGCAATGGCTGGCGGGGTGATCTTTGTATCAGCACTGATACAAGTTGCAGCACTGCCGCCTTTCTTCCCCTGATGGCAACCTTTCCCTATGAACGCACAATTAACCGAAATCATGCGCCTTATCACCAACCTGATCCGCACAGGGGTAGTCACCGAAGTGGACAGGGAAAACTGGCTTTGCCGGGTGAAAACGGGCGAGCTTGAAACCAACTGGATCAGCTGGCTGACGCTGCGTGCCGGGAATGCCCGTACATGGTGGCGACCATCGGAAGGTGAGCAGGTGGTGCTGCTGAGTCTGGGCGGCAATCTGGAAACCGCCTTTGCGCTGCCCGCTGTCTATTCGAATCAGTTCGCACCACCGTCGACGTCGGCGGACGCCTGCGTGACAGAACATCCTGACGGTGGCTGGTTTGAATACGAACCCGCCACCGGGCGCTGGTATGTCAGGGGCATCAAATCAATGGTCATTGAGGCTGCTGACAACATCACCATGAAAACCAGTGAGTTTGTACTGGAGGCTGACCGCACGCGCATTAACAGCGAAGTGGTGATCAATGGTGGCGTTACCCAGGGCGGCGGAGCGATGAGTTCTAACGGGATCGTGGTTGATGCGCATCAGCATACTGGCGTCCTGAAAGGCGGCGATACAACCGGAGGCCCGGTATGACGCTTTATAGCGGGATGAACAATACCAGCGGCAAAGTCATTACTGATATTGATCATCTGCGCCAGTCGGTGCGGGACATTCTGCTGACACCGCAGGGTAGCCGTATTGCCCGCCGGGAATATGGTTCCCTGCTGTCGGCACTGATAGATCAGCCACAAAATCCGGCATTACGCCTGCAGGTCATGTCGGCAGTGTATGTGGCGCTGAGTCGCTGGGAGCCACGGTTGACGCTGGATTCCATCACCATCAACAGCAATTTTGACGGTTCAATGGTGGTGGAGCTGACCGGGCGGCGGAATAACGGTGTGCCTGTGTCCCTTTCCGTATCAACAGGAGCAGAGAATGGCAGTGATTGACCTTTCGCAGTTGCCTGCACCGCAGATTGTGGATGTGCCGGACTTTGAGACGCTGCTTGCCGAACGCAAGGCAGAATTTGTGGCGCTTCATCCGAAAGATGAGCAGGAAGCAGTGATCCGCACGCTGGAACTGGAATCTGAACCCGCCACTAAATTGTTGCAGGAGAACGCTTACCGTGAGTTGCTTCTGCGCCAGCGCATTAACGAAGCCGCGCAGGCGGTGATGGTGGCTTACGCGATGGGCGGCGATCTTGACCAGCTCGCTGCCAACTACAACGTGACACGCCTGACGGTGACGCCTGCTGATAATGATGCTGTGCCGCCCGTTGCAGCTGTGATGGAAAGCGATGAAGCGTTGCGCCTGCGTGTGCCTGCAGCCTTTGAAGGGCTTTCTGTTGCGGGGCCAACTGCAGCTTATGAATTTCATGCCCGAAGCGCCGACGGTCGGGTGGCGGATGCCAGTGCAACCAGCCCGGCACCTGCAGAGGTGGTGCTGACTGTCCTTAGCCGCGAAGGCGATGGAACTGCAGAAAAAGACCTGCTGGACGTGGTGGAAAAAGCTCTGAACAGTGAGAACGTCCGCCCGGTGGCTGACCGTCTTACGGTTCGCAGCGCAGAAATCATCCCGTATCGCGTGGAAGCCACCATTTTTCTCTATCCTGGACCGGAAGCAGAGCCGGTAATGGCAGCGGCAAAAGCCAGCCTGCAGAAGTACATCGCCAGTCAGACGCGTCTTGGTCGGGATATTCGCCGTAGCGCCATCTTTGCCGCCCTGCATGTTGAGGGGGTGCAGCGTGTGGAGCTGGCTTCTCCTCTGGCGGATGTGGTCCTGAACAAAACACAGGCGGCATCATGTACGCAGTGGAGCGTAACCAACGGAGGAACGGATGAATAGTCTGCTGCCACCGGGTTCAACACCACTGGAGTGCCGACTGGCGCAAACCTGCAGCGGGATTTCTGATCTGCAGGTGCCGCTTCGTGATTTGTGGAATCCGGCAACCTGTCCGGTCAGTTTCCTGCCTTATCTCGCCTGGGCGTTCTCTGTGGATCGCTGGGACGAGGGCTGGACAGAAAGCGTCAAGCGCCAGGTGGTGAAGGATGCTTTTTATATTCATCAGCATAAAGGGACCACCAGTGCCGTGCGGCGGGTGGTGGAGCCGTTCGGATTCCTGATCCGCATTATTGAGTTGTGGCAGACCGGAGAAACACCGGGCACGTTTCGCCTGGATATCGGCGTGCAGGACCAGGGCATCACTGAAGATACCTATCTGGAACTTGAGCGACTGATAAGCGATGCCAAACCATGTAGCCGCCACATGATCGGCATGTCCATCAATCTGCAGACCAGCGGCCCGCATTGGGTGGGAGCCGCCAGCTATCTTGGCGAAGAAATCACGATCTATCCGTATATCAACGAAACGATTATTTCCGGTGGCACCGCGCATGAAGGCGGGGCGGTCCATGTTATTGACACAATGAGAGTGAATCCATGAGCACAAAATTTTATACCCTGCTGACGGATATTGGCGCGGCGAAACTTGCCAGCGCCGCCGCGCTCGGTGTGCCGCTAAAAATTACCCATATGGCGGTGGGCGATGGCGGTGGAGTATTGCCAACGCCGGACGCAAAGCAGACGGCACTGGTAAATGAGAAACGCCGGGCTGCGCTGAATATGCTTTATATCGACCCGCAGAACAGCAGCCAGATTATTGCCGAACAGGTGATCCCTGAAAACGAGGGCGGTTGGTGGATACGTGAAGTGGGCCTGTTTGATGAGTCAGGTGCATTGATTGCCGTGGGCAACTGCCCGGAAAGCTATAAGCCGCAACTGGCTGAAGGTAGCGGGCGCACTCAGACCGTGCGCATGGTGCTGATTACCAGCAGCACGGACAATATCACCCTGAAAATCGACCCTGCTGTAGTGCTGGCAACCCGCAAGTATGTGGATGACAAGGCACTGGAGCTGAAGGTGTACGCGGATGATCAGATGGCAAAACATCTTGCCGCACCGGACCCGCATTCACAGTACGCGCCAAAAGCCAGCCCGACATTTACCGGAACCCCCAAAGCGCCAACGCCAGCGGCGGGGAATAATACCACGCAGGTTGCGACCACTGCGTTTGTACAGGCGGCACTGACGGCCCTTATTAATGGTGCGCCAGCCACGCTGGACACGCTGAAAGAAATAGCCGCAGCCATTAACAATGATCCGAATTTCAGTACCACCATTAACAATGCGCTGGCACTAAAAGCACCGTTGTCGAGTCCGGCACTCACCGGAACGCCAACAGCCCCCACGGCGGCGCAGTCGGTCAACAATACACAGATTGCCACTACGGCTTTTGTGAAATCGGCGATTGCAGGAATGGTGGGTTCTGCACCTGCTGCACTGGATACACTGAACGAACTGGCGGCGGCACTGGGGAATGATCCGAACTTTGCCACGACAATGCTTAATGCGCTGGCAGGTAAACAACCGCTGGACAATACGCTTACCAATTTGAGTGGAAAGGATGTAGCTGGTCTTCTCACATACCTTGGTTTGGGAGAAGGCTCTGCATTACCGGTTGGGGTGCCTGTTCCGTGGCCTTCAGCCACTCCGCCAACAGGCTGGCTGAAATGCAACGGTGCCGCTTTTTCTGCTGAAGAATACCCGGAACTGGCAAAGGCTTATCCGACAAATAAATTGCCTGATTTACGTGGTGAGTTTATTCGTGGCTGGGATGACGGGCGTGGTATTGATGCTGTACGTGCCTTGCTAAGTCTTCAGAATGGAGGAGTGGAATCACACACCCACCAAGGGCAGCTCTTCAGAGTTAGTGATTATCGTACAAAAGAAATACCAGCATCAGAAGTTATGGGAAGAGGATATATTGCAAGCCTGACGCCGGGTGCTGATAGCCCACTTGATTTTGATGATTATTCTGTATCTTCTAATCCAAATGGATATTTTGTCGGGAATCAGAGAACAACAGCATATGGGATAAATGAAACCCGTCCACGGAATATTGCATTTAACTATATCGTGAGGGCTGCCTGATGAATAAAGCCGTATTAAATAACGAACTCATTGCCATAAAAGCGGGAGACATTACCATTTATAATTATGATGGTGAAACGCGGGAATATATTTCCACATCAACTGAATATCTTGCGGTTGGCGTCGGTATCCCGGCATGTTCTTGTTTAGATGCACCAGTTACACATAAAGCTGGTTATGCAATCTGCCGTTCTGCAGATTTTAACTCATGGGAATATGTGCCAGACCATCGCGGTGAAATCATCTATAGCACCGAAACAGGAGAATCGAAAGAAATCACAGCTCCGGGTGATTACCCTGAAAATACAACCACTATCGCCCCGTTAACGCCATATGATAAATGGGATGGTGAGAAATGGGTGACGGATACTGAGGCACAGCATAGTGCCGCAGTAGACGCGGCAGAAGCACAGCGCCAGTCACTGATTGATGCAGCAATGGCTTCCATTAGTCTGATTCAGCTGAAATTACAGGCCGGACGGAAGTTGACGCAGGCAGAAACAACCCGACTTAACGCCGTGCTGGATTACATTGACGCGGTGGCGGCAACAGATACCAGCACCGCGCCGGATGTCATCTGGCCTGAACTGCCGGAGGCGTAGGCCATTCAATATCTGGCGCACCGGTAGTATCGACTAGCTCCAGTGCGTCCAGATAATCCAGCCACGAATTATATTGCGCCAGTTCCTCGCTTTTCAGACGACCAATAGCGGCTTTACCGGGCCATTGTTTACTGTTCATGTATTCGTTGGCCTGATTAAGCAATAATTGCCTTTCTGATTCTGCCTGTTGAATAAGTTCTTCATGTGATGGTGGAGGTATTAGTGCCCATGTGGGTAATCCATTTTTTCCTGCAACACGAATTTTGTCATCTGGAGGCGTATTGATTGCAAATTCATTATAAACATCATCACTGACAGCCAGAGCATCATCTGGCCATGAATTTGCATTAATGTAATCATCCTTAAGTGCAGGATTCACAAAAATGTTTAAAGATGGACTATAAAACATATTACACCCCTATAGCGATATAACGACCTAATACAGCGTTTACAGCAGTCGCTATGCTTGAAAAACCGCGGAACTGATTTGATGTAATTGCAGAAGCCGACAGGATTCCTGCGCCTGAAGGTGTATGCCCCACATGACTAACTATCATTCCATAACATGCTGACGGAAAGGCAAAAGGAAAATCGTTAAGATATCCGGCATCTTCACCACCAGACCCACCAAATCTCGCCTGCCCCCACTGAATAATCAGTGTTCTCCGGGAACCTGAAATAATTAACGGGATCGTTACATACCCATTCAGGCCAATGACACCCGATGCAGTGCCAGCCAGAGATAATTCTCCCAAACCAACGTTTAAGAAAATGCAGAGGTAACAGCTAACTGGCATCATCTCCGGTTTTTATTCAGGGGGATGATCATGCTTATTGGCTATGTACGCGTGTCAACAAATGACCAGAACACCGATTTGCAACGTAATGCACTGAACTGCGCGGGATGTGAGCAGATTTTTGAGGACAAAATCAGTGGCACTAAGTCCGACAGACCGGGGCTGAAAAAACTACTCAGGACACTATCGGCAGGAGACACGCTGGTTGTCTGGAAGCTGGACAGGTTGGGGCGCAGTATGCGGCATCTTGTTACGCTGATAGAAGAGTTGCGCCAGCGTGGTGTGAATTTCAGAAGCCTGACTGACAGTATTGATACCAGTACCCCAATGGGCCGTTTCTTTTTTCATGTCATGGGTGCCCTGGCTGAAATGGAACGCGAACTGATAGTTGAACGTACCAGGGCAGGGCTGGCTGCAGCTCGTGCCAAAGGCAGAGTAGGTGGACGCCGTCCTAAGTTGACCACCGAACAGTGGGCACAGATTGGGCGTTTACTCGAGGCCGGAGAATCAAGACAGCGTATTGCACTGATTTTTGATGTAGGCGTTTCTACCATTTATAGAAAATTTCCGGCAAATAAGATCAATGAATCCCCCTGAATCAGCATTATGTTGATTATCCCTGCAAGCAGACAAATACCGTTATTTTGTGTGAATAACGACACAACTGCGCTTAGCTGTTTGTCAGGCACAATCACTTCAACATAGGGCGAAGCCTAATCCAATCAGGAGGTTCGCCACTATGGCTCAGGATTACCACCACGGGGTGCGCGTTGTTGAAGTCAACGAAGGTACCCGATCTATTACCACGGTGAGCACCGCCATCGTGGGTATGGTCTGCACGGGCGATGATGCCGATGCAAAAATGTTTCCTCTTAATAAACCCGTGCTGATCACTGATGTGCTGACTGCCAGCGGTAAAGCGGGTGAGTCAGGTACTCTGGCCCGTTCGCTGGATGCCATCGCTGACCAGGCAAAACCCGTGACCATTGTTGTGCGTGTGCCGCAGGGTGAAACGGAAGACGAAACCACGACCAATATCATCGGCGCAGTGACTGCTGAAGGTAAAAAAACAGGTATGAAAGCCCTGTTATCTGCCCAGTCACAGCTCGGCGTTAAACCGCGCATTCTCGGCGTGCCAGGCCACGACACCAAGGCGGTAGCTACTGAGTTGCTGAGCGTGGCGCAAAGCCTGCGTGGATTTGCTTACCTGTCAGCGTATGGCTGCAAGACAGTGCAGGAGGCGATCACTTACCGCGAAAACTTCAGCCAGCGCGAAGGGATGCTGATCTGGCCTGACTTTACTGGCTGGGACACGGTGCTGAATGCCGAAGCAACGGCATATGCCACCGCCCGTGCGCTTGGTCTGCGCGCCAAAATTGACGAGCAGACCGGATGGCACAAAAGCCTGTCCAACGTGGGCGTGAACGGTGTCACCGGAATTTCTGCAGATGTGTTCTGGGATCTGCAGGACCCGGCAACCGATGCAGGTCTGCTGAACCAGAACGACGTCACCACGCTTGTGCGTAAAGACGGTTTCCGCTTCTGGGGTTCCCGCTGCCTGAGTGATGACCCGCTCTTTGCCTTCGAAAACTACACCCGCACGGCGCAGGTGCTGATGGACACGATGGCAGAAGCACACATGTGGGCGGTGGATAAACCGCTTAACCCGTCGCTGGCCCGCGACATTATCGAAGGTATCCGCGCCAAAATGCGCAGCCTGGTCAGTCAGGGCTATCTCATTGGTGGTGATTGCTGGCTGGATGAGTCGGTGAACGACAAAGACACGCTGAAAGCCGGAAAACTCACCATCGACTACGACTACACGCCAGTGCCGCCACTTGAAAACCTGATGCTGCGTCAGCGCATCACCGATCAGTACCTGGTTAATTTCGCCAGCCAGGTCAGCGCGTAAGGGGACAACATGGCTTTACCACGCAAATTAAAACACCTGAACCTGGTTAACGACGGGAACAACTGGCAGGGGATCGTTGAGTCGCTGACGCTGCCGAAATTTACCCGCAAATATGAGAAGTATCGCGGCGGCGGAATGCCGGGTGCGGTGGATGTGGATCTGGGGCTTGATGACAGTGCGCTGGATACAGAATTTTCCATTGGTGGTACTGAATTGCTGCTGTTTAAACAGATGGGTAAAGCCACGGTGGATGGCATCCAGCTGCGCTTTACCGGCTCTATTCAGCGTGACGATACCGGGGAAGTGCAGGCCGTGGAGCTTGTCGTGCGTGGACGTCACAAAGAAGTGGATTCCGGCGAGTGGAAGACGGGCGAAAGCAACACCACCAAAGTGACCAGTACCAACAGCTACGCGAAGCTGACCATCAATGGTGAGGTGCTCTATGAAGTGGACCTTATCAACATGGTGGAAATTGTGGACGGTGTGGACCTGATGGAAGCGCACCGCAACGCCCTCGGCCTCTGATATATCTGAACGGCGCGGGATACCGCGCCAGAACCCAATTGACAGGACAGCAAAATGAGCGATAAGCAGACTGAAAAGACCATTCAACTGGATACCCCCATCAAGCGCGGTAAAACAGAAATCACCGAAATTGTGCTGCGTAAACCGCAGTCCGGTGCGCTGCGCGGTACACGCCTGCAGGCCATTATGGATATGGATGTAAACGCGATGATGACCGTGATCCCCCGCATCTCCAGTCCGGCACTGACTGCACAGGAAATTGCAGAGATGGACCCGGCAGATCTCACTGCCATGTCGGTTGAGGTTGTCACTTTTTTGTTGAAGAAGTCGGTGCTTGCCGGTTTACCGACAGCCTGACGGTTGACGATCTGGTGGCAGATATCGCCACCATTTTTCACTGGCCGCCATCCGTTACTGACGTTATGCCGCTGACCGAAGTGCTGGAATGGCGGTATAAAGCGATTCAGAGAAGCGGGGCCAACGATGAGTGATAACAACCTGCGTCTGCAGGTCATTCTTAATGCGGTTGACAAGCTCACCCGCCCATTTCGATCTGCGCAGGCCAGTTCAAGAGAACTGGCTGCTGCTGTCAAAAAATCCCGCGATGCAATAAAGCAGCTTGATCAGGCCGGGAGCAGTCTGGACAGCTTCCGAAAGCTGCAGGCAGAAAATCAGAAATTAGGCGACAGGCTGAACTATGCCCGCCAGCGTGCAAATTTGCTCAGTCAGGAACTGGGAGCGATGGGGCCGCCTTCGCAACGTCAGGTTGTTGCTCTGGGCCGTCAACGGCTGGCTGTTCAGCGCCTGGAAGAACGCCAGAAAAAGCTGCAGCAGCAGACGGCGCTTGTGCGTGCTGAACTGTACCGGGCGGGAATTTCTGCGAAAGACGATGCGGGAGCAACTGCCCGTTTAGCCCGTGAAACATCACGTTATAACCAGGAACTTTCGAAACAGGAGGCGCGGCTGAAGCGACTGGGGGAAGCTCAGCGCAGGATGAATGCAGCGCGTGCCAGTTATGCCCGTTCGCTGGAGGTGCGTGATCGTATTGCAGGTGCCGGAGCCACCACCACGGCTGCAGGGCTGGCAATGGGCGCACCAGTGATGGCGGCAGTAAAAAGCTATACCAGCATGGAAGATGCCATGAAAGGTGTGGCAAAGCAGGTCAATGGTCTGCGTGACGATAATGGCAACCGCACTGCACGTTTTTATGAAATGCAGGATGCCATCAAGGCTGCCAGCGAACAGTTGCCGATGGAAAACGGTGCTGTGGATTTCGCTGCACTGGTTGAAGGTGGCGCGCGCATGAACGTCGCAAACCCTGACGACAGTTGGGAAGATCAGAAACGTGACCTGCTGGCCTTCGCCAGTACGGCAGCAAAGGCGGCAACAGCCTTTGAGCTGCCAGCGGATGAACTGTCAGAAAGTCTGGGGAAAATCGCCCAGCTCTACAAAATCCCCACCCGCAATATTGAACAGCTCGGTGATGCGCTGAACTATCTGGATGATAACGCCATGTCGAAAGGGGCAGACATCATTGATGTGATGCAACGTCTGGGCGGTGTGGCTGACCGTCTGGATTATCGTAAAGCGGCGGCGCTGGGTTCCACCTTCCTGACACTGGGCGCTGCGCCAGAGGTTGCAGCCAGTGCAGCAAACGCGATGGTGTGTGAATTGTCCATTGCCACCATGCAAAGCAAAAGTTTCTTTGAAGGGATGAATCTGCTGAAACTCAATCCTGAAGTGATTGAAAAGCAGATGACGAAGGATGCGATGGGAACCATCCAGCGCGTGCTGGAGAAGGTAAACGCGCTGCCGCAGGACAAGCGCCTGTCTGCCATGACTATGTTGTTTGGTAAAGAGTTTGGCGATGACGCGGCGAAACTGGCAAACAACCTGCCGGAACTGCAGCGTCAGTTAAAACTGACAGCGGGCAATGATGCGCTCGGCTCCATGCAGAAAGAATCCGACATTAACAAGGATTCACTTTCTGCGCAGTGGTTGCTGGTCAAAACCGGAGCGCAGAACACCTTCAGCAGCCTGGGCGAAACGCTGCGCCAGCCGCTGATGGATATTCTGTACACGGTGAAAAGCGTCACGGGGGCGTTGCGTCGCTGGGTGGAAGCTAACCCGGAACTGACAGGCACACTGATGAAAGCATCGGCTGTTGTGGCTGCGGTTACCGTCGGCCTCGGCACCTTAGCGGTGGCGCTGGCTGCAGTGCTGGGGCCGCTGGCAGTGATCCGTCTGGGATTCTCTGTGCTGGGTATCAAAACGTTATCTTCCGTTACGGCAGCAGTAACTCGAACCAGCAGCGCGTTGTCCTGGCTGGCTGGCGCACCACTGGCACTGCTGCGACGCGGGCTTGCTTCATCGGGCAACGCCGCAGGTTTACTTACTGCGCCGTTGTCGTCTTTGCGCCGCACGGCATCACTGACGGGAAATGTCCTTAAAACTGTAGCAGGTGCGCCGGTTGCACTTTTGCGGTCTGGATTATCCGGTTTACGTGCTGTTGCTGTGATGTTTATGAATCCTCTGGCGGTACTGCGCGGTGGACTGGCTGCCGCAGGCGCGGTGCTTCGTGTGCTTGCATCTGGTCCGCTGGCGATGCTGCGCGTTGCCCTGTATGCCATATCTGGTCTGTTAGGTGCTCTGCTCAGTCCGATAGGTCTTGTGGTTACTGCACTGGCGGGCGTGGCGCTGGTTGTCTGGAAATACTGGCAACCCATCACCGCATTTCTCGGTGGCGTGGTGGAAGGATTCAAAGCGGCGGCAGGTCCCATCAGTGCTGCATTCGAACCACTTAAGCCTGTGTTTCAGTGGATTGGCGACAAAGTACAGGCGCTGTGGGGCTGGTTTACTGATCTGCTGACGCCCGTTAAGTCGACCTCTGCCGAACTGCAGAGTGCAGCGGCAATGGGGCGGCGATTCGGGGAGGCACTGGCGGAAGGGCTGAATATGGTCATGCATCCGCTGGACTCCCTGAAATCCGGCGTTTCCTGGTTGCTGGAGAAGCTCGGCATTGTCAGTAAAGAGGCCGCAAAGGCAAAACTGCCGGAAAGCGTGACGCGTCAGCAACCTGCGACGGTGAATGCAGACGGTAAAGTGATGATGCCATCGGGTGGTTTTCCATCATGGGGATATGGCTTTGCGGGGATGTATGACAGCGGCGGGTATATCCCGCGAGGGCAGTTTGGCATCGTCGGTGAAAACGGGCCGGAAATTGTTAACGGCCCGGCAAATGTGACCAGCCGGAGAAATACAGCTGCACTGGCTGCCGTTGTTGCCGGAATGATGGGCGTTGCTGCCGCGCCAGCAGAGCTTCCACCGTTGCACCCTTTGGCACTTCCCGCGAAAGGTGGAGAAGCAATTGTGAGTCGCGCAGCCACTGTGCCGCTCGTTCAACGGATTGAGGCACCGACGCAGATCATCATTCAGACGCAGCCAGGACAAAGTGCGCAGGATATTGCGCGGGAGGTGGCACGCCAGCTTGATGAACGTGAACGCAGGCTGAAGGCAAAAGCCAGGAGTAACTACAGCGATCAGGGGGGATACGACGCATGATGATGGTGCTGGGATTGTACGTGTTTATGCTGCGCACCGTTCCGTATCAGGAACTGCAGTATCAACGCAGCTGGCGACATGCGGCAAACAGTCGGGTAAACCGACGTCCGTCCACGCAGTTTCTGGGACCGGAAAACGACATGCTGACGCTTTCCGGTGTTCTTATGCCGGAAATAACAGGCGGCAGGCTGTCGTTGCTGGCACTGGAGCAGATGGCAGAACAGGGGAAAGCATGGCCCCTGATTGAAGGCAGCGGCACGATTTACGGCATGTATGTGATTGAGGGACTGAATCAGACTAAAACGGAGTTTTTCCGCGACGGTATGCCGCGCCGGATTGAGTTCACCCTGTCGCTCAAACGAGTGGATGAATCCCTGTCCGATATGTTCGGTGATCTCAGTGCGCAACTGAATAATCTGCAGGACACGGCAACGTCTGCCTTAAGCGATATCAGTAAAACGGTGGGAGGGCTGCTGTCGTGAATTTCAGCTCTGAACTGCTTAACAAAGGCAACAAAACTCCCGCATTCAGCATCAGTATTGAGGGCAGGGATATCACCACTGTGCTGGATAACCGCCTGATGAGTTTGACGCTGACGGATAACCGGGGCTTTGAAGCGGACCAGCTTGATCTGGAGCTGGATGACGCTGACGGAAAAATCGTGCTGCCGCGCCGTGGTGCGGTTATTACGCTGGCGCTGGGCTGGAAGGGGCAGCCGCTTTTCCCGAAAGGGGCATTCACAGTGGACGAGATTGAACACACTGGCGCACCGGACCGCCTGACTATCCGGGCGCGAAGTGCTGATTTTCGGGAAACGCTGAATACCCGCCGTGAAAAATCGTGGCATAAGACCACCGTCGGGGAAGTGGTGAAGGAAATAGCCGCGCGGCACAAGCTGAAGATGGCACTGGGTAAAGACCTGTCGGATAAGCCCGTGGAGCATATAGACCAGACTAATGAGAGTGACGGCAGTTTTCTGATGCGGCTGGCGCGACAGTACGGTGCCATCGCGTCGGTGAAAAATGGCAATCTGTTATTCATCCGGCAGGGGCAGGGCAAAAGCGCCACTGGTAAACCTCTGCCAGTGATCACTATCACACGCAAGGACGGCGACAGTCACCGATTTACCCTGGCAGATCGCGGAGCCTACACGGGCGTAATTGCCAGCTGGTTGCATACCCGCGAACCTGCGAAGAAAGAAAGCACCACGGTGAAGCGTAAGCGCAGAACTAAGAAGCAGAAGAAAGAGCCAGAAGCGAAGCAGGGCGATTACCTGGTGGGTACGGATGAAAACGTGCTGGTACTTAATCGCACTTATGCCAACCGGAGCAACGCCGAACGAGCGGCGAAAATGCAGTGGGAACGCCTGCAACGCGGCGTTGCGTCATTTTCGCTACAACTGGCAGAAGGGCGGGCAGATCTCTACACGGAAATGCCTGTGAAGGTCAGTGGTTTTAAACAGCCGATAGATGATGCGGAATGGACCATTACGACTCTGACACATACCGTCAGCCCGGATAACGGTTTTACAACCAGTCTGGAGCTTGAAGTGAGGATTGATGATTTCGAAATGGAATGATTCTTCGCAATGGAGAACTTTTAAGTTTGCAAAATGGAATAATGCGGTATCATTATTGTGAATTTAGCAAAAATGGGGAGAGCTCGAAAAATGATGATTTGCCCACTGTGTGGAAGTGCCGCCCATACTCGCAGCAGTTTTCAGGTATCTTCATTGACCAAAGAGCGTTACAACCAGTGCCAGAACATTAACTGCAGCCATACTTTTGTTACCCATGAAACTTTTGTTCGTTCGATTGCAACGCCAAAAGAGTCAAATCCGGTTCAGCCGCATCCAATGAAATCAGGACAGGTGGCGCTCTCTCTTTGA